CATGTGCGAATATGTCCGATAGACTTTGCTCCCGCCGGTTGTATGAACGACCACATACTCATCAGGCAAATCAATATCCGGTTTCACCTGCGAAATGAACATTTTATCCGGTTCAACTTTTGTGAAATACGGGTACATACTGTAAAGCGTTACGTCCAAATTATTAAAACCGCCATGCAAAATATGTTCACCGTGCGGGTTGTAAACAATCTCATAACGCTTCAACAGACGTTCATCCCATTCAATAATTTCGTCAAGATACGGATTGCTAAAAACAACCCCTGCGAACGCTTCCTGTGTCATATACACCAGTGGCAAATCCGGATGACGTTCTTTGATCCCCTTAAAACACTGGGTCGTCATCAGAACATCCCCGGCAGAAGAATGTTGCGCAAAAAGTACCGCTGGAATCTTCGGTTCCGGTTTCCATTTCTTCGCGGCAGTTTCCAGAAGGTCGTTAATATTACTAACACCTTCAATCCAATGGTTTGCCGAAAGCTCCCCTCTGGCAATCATTGCTTTTCTCAAGTTATCATCCTTCGCAAACTTTATGATGGCGTCTCGAATATCCTCAACCCGGCAAGCCCGGGATTCAATCGAATCGTTTCGTCCTTCCCCATTCCCCATGGGAACAAACGACAAATCATTGCAGGGGACCAGTAAACCCGAATCCTTAACCAACTCAGTCTGTGCCGTGGTATCGGACGCAATCACCGGCGTTCCACACAACATGGCTTCCAAAGGGGTCCAGGAAAGACCCTCCTGCATGGAACAGTTCACCAGGCAATCCATGGCGTTATAAATGGTCGACATCTTATTTCGATCATAAGAAACACCGGCTTGTTTCGCCACCAAATCCCCACTTACGGCGCCGTTATCGCCGGCGATCTGTTTCAGGTTATAGACACCCTCCATATCCGTATGAAGATACAAAACAATATCCGGTACTTCTGTCTTGGCTTCCAGAAACGCCTTCACCAACCGTTCCGGGGATTTTCGAATCTGGTTCTGACCGACGAATCCAAAAATGAGTTTATTCAACGGAACGCTCGGAAACACCTCACGTTTTGCAGAAAGCGTAGCGTCTAAATCATAAGGCTTGAACATCTCCCAGCCGTTCAGCCGTGGGCGGTAATATTGAATATGGGGAACATGGGGTTTCAGAACATCGTAACCATACTGAGAATAAACGCACGGATAGTCCAGATCGTTCAAAGGTTTGATCCAGCTTTGCCGAAGGTTCCATAAATCGTAGGGGAATATGGCAAGCCACTTGAATTTCTTACCGTCTCGCAGTTGCCGAAGGGCGTCCCATGCGGGGAGATATCGCCAGAAATCAATACCGACCATGCACAGGTAATCAAAATCGGATTCACGAATAACAGAGATGAGACGGCCAATGCCCCAATGATCCTGCGGAACAGTGCCATTAACAATTGTGTAAGGAAGTGGGTCGAATAATACAGCAGACGGGTTTGCGTCGCTCACAACAAAGCAGGCAGCTTGGTATTTGTCATGATCCAAGTCAGACAATACCGCCGCCAGCATGTTCGAATTTCCAGTTGTGCCAAGAGGGTTTTCACCCACGAATAATACTCGTTTCATGCTTTCCTCCATGAGGATTGGTTTATCTTCGATCTTCTTCTACAATCAGGACATCAACATCCGGATATCGTCTACTTTCTATGGTAGTAACCATATAATACTCGCCGGAATAAGGTTGCCATCGGTCCATCACCTGAGCGCCCACGGAATGTGGAAGCAACACCTCATCTTTCTGTAATCCCAAAAGTGCCAGTTCGTTTTCTGTTTCAAGGTCGTTCCCATAAAGCGCCGCCACCTGCATAGCGTTACAACCGGCTTTAACGGTCTCCCACTGGGGATCACGATGATACTGATCCATCGGGTCATCCCACGTTTCACCGCTTGGACGAAACAACTCGCCGCTCGTTACGTTGCATTTATACAATACGGATTCATAGTGAACAACTGCGTTTTCAAAAAGATCAGGCATTATGTTAGTGACCAAAAAACGATGTCCAGTCGCGTCAAATTCAACCACGTCACCTGTTATCATATCGGTGTCATAGGCGATCATAGCGCGTCTAAAATGCTCTATGGTAATCGGCTTTGTAACCTGGCTTGAATATTCCAATAAGCCGTATTCGCCAGCAACATTTCCCGCATCCCGGACAATGGTATAGGTCGATCCAACATCAACAATGGCTTCTTTTATATCGTCACCGACACTCATCTATGAATTCTCATTCGGCGTAATGACCGTCTGGTTATTGCTATCGTATGTGGTCTCCCGACCCGTTTGTGGCTCGTATGAAAAGCCCGCATCCATTTTCGTTCCGGCAATGGCGTAAGCACTAACATCCGCAAACTCGAACGCAAATTCATTTTGCGCTTCCGCAAAAGACTTATCCAACATTTCAATGACTTTGGTATAATGATCAAACCGATGTTGGAGATGGATGTTCTTGAATCTGAACTTTGCAGCGGATTCCGACATCAGGAAAAAAAACAAATGCCGTTTAGCACGCTCTATCAACCATTTTTCCTTGAAATTAGTTGACTGTGGTAAGCTCCATCCGCAATCTCGCTCGGACGCATCAATGGCGTTCTCATAATCAATATATTCAAGGCTCGATGTCAGACCCTTCAATTCCTGCTGAAGTTGAACAATCAACTCGTTCCTGGTCATCGGTATCACCTGTGCTTAATCGTCATGTGACGTTTCAAAGCGGCTTCCGTTTTTCCGGTCCAACCGCATTCCGTGCAAACACTTTGTTTCGTATCAACCACCTCGGGCTGACGGATAGACGTTTTCTCTTGTTGCGGTTCTTCATCAGATGGGTAATCTCCCCATGGCGATTCTTCCACAACGGGTTCTTCAGTCTCGATTTTCGTTTCCGTCACGGCAAATGGATTCTCGGCCATGACTTTGACGGTACAGTTTCCAATCTCTTTCAGGATATCACCTGGGATCGGGGAAACGGTGTCGTCAAACACCGTCCCCTTTCGCCAGGTGCTAGATCCTTTCAATGTCGCTAAGACTTCGATCCTCATCGATTGTCCTCCATGTTAAGCGGGTTCAAACTCCACGGCGATGGCGAAAGTACCCATCTCCGTTGTCGGTGAAGCGGTCCTGGTGAGTGTCATGTCATAGGTGATTACGTCCCCGTAGGACACGTCATTCGCATCAGGATCAACAACCGCTTGCGTAACGCCGGTATCGTCGTCAGCCTTGGTTGTCTTGTTGGTGCTGGCTTCTCCGCTCACGTGCGCAATAATCGGCGCAGTCGTCAGGCAAGTTGTGCCGTTAATCATCACGTCGGCGGTCATTGACAAGGTGTTGCTATCGTCCTTCCCACTGGCTCCGACCGACAACCACACATTGGAAATCTTACCGGCCACGTTGGCCGCACCGAGCGGCACACCCGGGCGGCTGGCGGTAAACTCACCTGAAATCACCGCCATCATCGCAACCGAGTTATTGGCCGCCCACTGCTTACGGGCGCCAATGCTGGGGTATGGTCCACGTCTCTGTTCCATTCAGATCACCCCCTTTTAGGCTACCGTTAGTTGATACACCGCGTCCTCATGATACAGAACCGGAAGGCCCTTATCCTCTACCCGCACAAAAATTCCATCAGGATCGCGTTTTTCCCAACGGTCAACCTGTTGGCCCCATCGCCTGTCAAGCTCATGAGGTGCTTTCATGAATTCGGCAATCGGTTCACCATCCACATTATCCGCCCACATCACGAACTTATTGGTGGGTATAAACTTCTTGGTCATGTAGACATAATCCTCAGTCGCCTTGTAGCTGGACGAAAGAGTCCCGGTCGCCGTCAAGGTTCCTGAGTTGGTGTTGACTGCGGAAATGGTTAAGGTTTCGGTTGTTTTCGCGGACACATCCAGAATCGTCAGAGTGCCGCCCACTTCAAAGTCAACCGTGGAATCCACATACACAGTATGGGGACCGGCGCCGGAACTGAGAGCCGTGGTCAACCATGCGCGAATCTGGTACGCCTCATCGTACAGGTGCATATTCCCGATACCGATCAGGTTTCCAATAACGCTCGTTGGGTTTGCGAACAAGTCGCCCTGGCCGAACGAAGATTTCTGCAAAAGCGTCTGAATGGTATCGTCAAACACCATGTACTTCAGCACTTCACTGGTGAAGATGGCATTGTTCAATACGCCGGCATTGGCGTTACTGACCGCCAGTTTCGCCGCATAAATATCCTGCACAATGTCACGCTTGGTTCCTTCGTCCCACTTATAATCAGTGGCCAGAGACACCTTGTTGTCGTCCGGAATTCCGTAATCCAGAGTGATATACACCCCGTTTTTGTCCTTATACGTGAACCCGTCGTTGCAAAGCATCTGCGCCCGCATCCACTCTTCCCTGCGGTAACTGCGGTTGCTCAGGTTCCTCACCTGGTTCCCAAGAGTTCTTTCCGCACTCTGGTACATGCGGTCGGTTCCCACCTGTCGAATGTTGTTCAGGAATGACGAACCGAAAAAGGTTCTTTCTTTCCAGAATGCGGCCTGTGCTGAATTCTGCCCAACACCAGGAATGGCTACGGCGGGAGACTCGGCATCTTCAGCCGCGAACGGGGTTAACCCCCTGCTTCCGATCTGGGATTCCCATTCAATGTTGTCCGACTCGTAATTAACAGCCGGAAAGAACTGGCTGAGAATCAAGTTGGGAGGCGTCAAATACTTTGTGACCAGCTTATTGAGAACTGTAAGCCTCAATGCTGATACGTCATTAATTCCAATAGGCATAACCTTTCACCTCCTTTCTTAGATGATCAGGTACGGAGTGCTGGCGGTTCCACCAAGGTCTGTCGCCACATCCGCATTATAGTTATAGAGATTGTCCGAGTAGAGCATGGCATTCTTGATCACCAGTACACCCTGACCGCCTTTGGCGTTCTCACCCACGCCGGTATCAACCGCCGCTTTCAAAACACCCGTAGCGCACACATACGGCGATGCCGTTGCGCTCTGGATGGTAATGACCGCACCCTTGGCAATGGTTTCCGAACCAAAAGCATTCGTCACCGTAATCTTTGCCATGTGGGTGTAGGTGGTTCTGTCAATGGCCGTAATAGCCCCAAGGTCCGTGTTGCTCAGGTCGCTGTCGCCTGCAACCAAATGGTCGCCAACCGCAAACTTGTAGCTATCGTCCATGGTCACATATCCGTCCGTACCCGTGGACGGATCGGCCACCAGAAACGCGGCACCGAACAAGTCCTCAACTCCCGCGGCAACATTGCCCACCGCGTCAAGCCCGGTATAAGGCACATGCTGACCCACACGGTTCGTGCTTTCCGTAATGATCCCCATGATGGCACCGGCTTTGATAATGCCGTAACCTGCGGGGATGGTGATCGCCCTCGCAAAGGCTTTGTCAGGATCGCTGTAAAACAACCGTTTCAGGTCATCCTGACCCCCTTTAAAAACATATGGTGTTTGTCCTAAAGGCATGTTACTTCACCTCCTTTCGCGTACCGCCGGAAGCGGCAAATATTCTGTCAACCAGGGCGTCGTCCGCCTCGGCGTCAGCTTTCATTTTCTTGGCTTCATCGTCCTCAACATCCCTGGACGCAAACCCTGTCCCCATCACAGACGATGTGGCACCTCTTTTTTCCCAATCCTCCACTTCGGCTTTCACCGCATCGGAGAACCCAGCCTTATCCAGAACACCGTCCATAACAAACTTTTCGTGAGACACCATGGTCTTCACTTTGTCGTGAAGCCGTTCCGGGACGTCACTGTTGGCAAGCGTCTTGGTCCAAATAGACCCGGCATCGGCCAGGATGTCTTTTTCCTGACGAATCGCTTCGGCTTTTTCAAGCCGGCGAATTTTCTCAGTCGTTTCGGCCTCTTTTTCAGCCATAACAGCTTCTCTTTCACTGATTTCAGCACTCATCCGGTCCGTTATAGAACCTTCAATTTGCGCCACCAGATCCGGATACTTCTCTCGCAATTCCGCTGCATTCATGATTTTCACCTCCTTTTCTTCGGATTTCGTGTCAACTTGTTTTGTGGACATTTCAACGTCCTCCTTATTCGGGTTAGCAATTAAATCTTCCAATATTCTTCCCGGCACCTCACTGAACGAAACCACTTCGTCCGCAAGTCCCCGCTGGATTGCCTTTTCGCCCATGAACATCCCGGCTTGGGTCGCTATGACTTCAGCCACCTTCAAACCCCGGTTCCGGGCAACGGTTTCCGTGAACAGTTCATAATGATCCGCGACTTCCTCTTCCAACATCATCTTCGCTTCGTCGGACAACGGCCCATGAGGAGAGAGGTCGGTTTTTCTGTCCCCTTTATAGATAGTGGTGTATTTCATCCCGGCTTTGGCGTCCGCTTCGCTCTGGTCCCTGTGAACGGCAATCACGCCGATGGACCCCACATGCCCGGTTCTGGACAGAAAGATTTTGTCTGCCGCTGACGCAATGGCGTAAGCCGCTGAGAACGCACTCTCGTTGGCACTGGCGTAGATGGGTTTTTCCCCTCGCGCTTCATAAATCTCATCCGACAGGTCCATCACACCGGACGCTTCCCCACCGGGGGAATCAATGTCTAGCAGAATGGCGTCGGTATTCGCAGCAAGCGCGGCTCTAAACTCGTTCCGGATGTCGTCGTAGGACTGAAGCCCGCTCATGGCATTCAACCCGTGTGTCCGGTTCACCAGCGAACCATGGACTTTGACTACACTGATCGTCTTCGGGATATGCTCTTCCTTGCGCTCGGTCGCTTCGTACCCGAAAGTCGCAAGCTCCACATCCTCCACACCGATCCGTTCTCCAATCACTCCCAGGATCACATCCAACTTATCCGGCAGGATCATCAGCGGCGTGTTTATGACTTTGCTGGCCAGTCGGCTAAGGTTTAGTTTTGGCATCGTTTTGGTTCTCCTTCTTGATAGTTTTCCCCTTCCCGTCCTTCTCCTGCTCCTCGGGAGGTGTGCCGCCGCGTCCCTGGTTGTCCCGTTCACCGTTACCCGAGCCGTCCTTCTTCGGGACACCGGGCTGGCTGTCTCTGGCCGGTTCCGCCTGCA